GCAGATAAAGCAGTTACAGCAATTGCTATGCAAATCAAAGAAAACATTCTTGTATTTGGCTGTGGCGACTTTAAGACAAGTGATAAAAAGGTTCACTATTATAAGTGTGCCAATGAAGAAGCTTTGCTGATGAAGTTTCTTACTGTATGGCAAAAGCTAGACCTTGATGTAGTCACTGGCTGGAATGTTGAGTTCTTTGATATGCCATACCTAGTTAACCGTATTGAGAAAGTTTTGGGTAAAGATCAAAGCAAAAAGCTTTCTCCTTGGGGTATGGTTCATGATAAAGAAATTAAGAAGCTAAACAAAACCGAAAAAGTTTACAATATTCGTGGCATTTGTATTCTAGATTATTTGCAGCTGTATATGAAGTACACTTACAGCAATCAAGAATCATATCGCCTTGATCATATTTGTTCAGTTGAAATTGGAGAAGGCAAAAATGATTATTCCGATTATGATAATCTGTTTGACTTATATAAGCGAGATTTTCAAAGATTTATTGAGTATAACATTAAAGACGTTAATCTCGTTGACAAACTTGACAAAAAGCTAAACTTTCTTGATCAAGCGTTGACGATCGCATATGATGCTAAAATCACATTTGACGATGTGTTCAGCCCTGTTAAAACCTGGGACGTTATTATTCACAATTATCTCTTAGAAAATAAGACAGTAGTTCCTAGGAAAAATGATAAACAAAAGGGCAGTCAGTTTGCCGGAGCATTTGTTAAAGAGCCTACTCCGGGATTGTACAACTGGGTGACTTCATTTGATATCAACTCTCTATACCCTTCTCTAATTGTTCAGTACAACATTTCGCCTGAGACCTATGAAGGTAAAATTCGGTTCAAGTACAGTGTTGACGAGCTTCTGAAGGGAGCTTTTGGAGACGAGCAAATTCAGGAGATGATTCAAAGCGACAACTATGCAATCACAGCCAATAGTTGTCTTTGGGACAAAAGTGTTAAAGGTGCGTTTCCAGCACTAGTCGAAAAGATGATGCTTGAACGTAAGCTTTATAAAAATAAAATGATTGAGGCTCAAAAGGCTTATCAAGTTAATCCTAGCAAACAACTGTTTAACGAAATTGCTAGAAATAATAATATGCAAATGGCTCGTAAAATCCTTCTAAACAGTCTTTATGGTGCTTTGGGCAATCAGTACTTCAGGTATTTCTCTATTGAGTTTGCTGAAGCTATTACGTATACTGGTCAGTTTGTAATTCGTTATATTGAAACTCGCCTAAACGAGTATTTGAATAAGACGCTAAAGACAACAAACAAAGATTATATTATTGCAGTTGATACTGACTCAAACTATCTTAACCTTGGACCTTTGGTGTCAAAACTTGTTGATGGTGCATACGAAACCCAAAACATTGAAAAGCTCGTAGGTGTGGTTGATAAGATTTGTGAAACAAAGCTTGAGCCATACATTGATAGTTGTTTTGAAGACCTTGCTCAGCACACCAATGCCTACGTAAACTTTATGAAGATGAAGCGTGAGTCAATCGCCAACAAAGGTATTTGGACCGCAAAGAAGCGTTATATTCTAAACGTGTATGACAATGAAGGCATCCGTTATACAGAACCCAAGCTTAAGATGATGGGCATTGAAGCTGTAAAGTCATCAACTCCTGCGTCTTGTAGAGAAAACATTAAGAAGGCTATTAAGCTCGTTATAGAAACCGACGAACCTACACTACAACAATTCATTAGGGAGTTTCGAGTCAAGTTTAGGACCATGGACTTTGAAGAAATTGCATTTCCTAGAGGCTGTAGAGGTCTAAGAGACTACTATCATAAGGATGAGATCTATAAAAAAGGCACTCCTATTCATGTGAGAGGTGCTCTGCTTTATAATTATTATTTGGAAAAATACGACCTAACTCATCGTTATCCTCTTATTCAGGAAGGCGAGAAGGTTAAGTTTTGTTATTTGAAAACTCCTAACACATTTAGAGAAAACATCATTTCAGTTCCTAATGTTCTGCCCAAAGAGTTTAATATACATCAGTACATTGACTATGATATGCAGTTTGAGAAAGCTTTTCTTGACCCTCTAAATATCATATTAAACGTAATTAACTGGTCCCCTGAAAAAGTAGCAACATTGGAGGCGTTTTTCTCATGAGTAAAAATGTAACTGAAATTGATGACACCTTTGACTTTGGTTTCACATCAGTTGATTCAAAAGAAATCATTGACGACACCCAGTCTAAAATTGATAAGATGCTTAAGCTTATTGATCCTCTTCTTAATAATCTTTCTAAGAACCCTGAAAAAGATATGATCAACTGGCCAAACCGAGCCGAAAAGATCGCTGAATTCAGAAAGAAACTGTATAAGGCTGCAGGCAAAACTATCGCTTGACTTAATTTATAATACAAGTTATACTAAAAAAACAGCAATTGCTGAAGGAGATACTATGAGCATTTTAGACAAACTAAAGAAAACATCTACGATTAAAGAGTCAGACGTACTGGCTGAGTCTAAGTTTTTTGAAAAGAAGGACATGATCCCAACATCAGTGCCAGCTTTGAACATTGCACTATCAGGTCGTCTTGACGGCGGATTTGTTCCTGGTCTGACAATGTTTGCTGGACCATCAAAGCATTTCAAAACAGCGTTCTCGCTGATGATGGTTAAGGCATATATGGAAAAGTATAAGGACTCTGTACTGCTGTTCTATGATTCAGAGTTTGGTGCGCCTCAAGCATATTTTGAGACTTTTGGTATTGATACAGCACGAGTGTTTCATACTCCAGTCACTGATATTGAACAGCTAAAGTATGACCTATCTAATCAGGTCAATGTTATTTCGCATAGTGATCATGTTATTATCGTGATTGACTCTATCGGCAACATTGCTTCAAAGAAAGAAGCAGATGATGCAATGGACGGAAAGAGCGCAGCTGATATGACTCGCGCAAAGCAGCTCAAGTCTCTTTTCCGCATCATCACTCCTCATCTAACGATGAAGGATATTCCAATGATCGTGGTGAACCATACATACATGGACATGGGTATGTTCCCCAAGGCTATCGTTAGCGGTGGTACAGGCTCATATTATTCGGCTGATAACATCTTTATTATCGGGCGTCAACAGGAAAAAGAAGGCACTGACCTCACTGGTTACAACTTCATCATCAACGTAGAAAAATCTCGTTATGTGAAGGAAAAGTCCCGCATTCCTATTGAGGTTTCCTTCAATGGCGGAATCAGCCCCTGGTCAGGTCTCCTTGACCTCGCTCTTGAGTCTAAGCACGTCATCAAGCCAAAGGCAGGTTGGTATCAAAAGGTTGATCCTGACACCGGAGAAGTGTTTGATAAGAATTATCGTGCAGCTGATACCGACACTAAGGAATTTTGGCTACCAATCCTAAAGTCAAAGAGCTTCCGTCAGTTTATTGAACAGAAGTATCTGATTACTACTGGCAGCATTATGACTGATGAACAACTTTCAGAAATTTATGGTGAAGACTAATGGCAATTGAAGAAGTTATCTTTTCTCATCTACTTTACAATGAAGAGTATTGCAGAAAGGTAATGCCATTTCTTAAGACCGAGTATTTTCAAAGTAGAACAAATAAAATTATCTTTGAGTTATTTGAGAACTATGTGAAAACCTATCACAAAGTTCCTACCAAAGAAGTTATTATTTCTAATATCGAAAATATCAATAACATTACCAGTGATGAATATCAAGCTTGCAATGAACAAATCGCCAGTTTACAAGCTGACCTCAGCACTTCTGTTGATTGGCTTTGTGATGAAACAGAAAAGTTTTGTCAAGAGCGTGCTGTCTATAATGCAATCATGGACAGCATTAAGATCTTAGATAAGAAGGATCCTAAGCGTAACAAGGGAGCCATTCCTGAGCTATTGCAGGAAGCTTTGTCAGTATCATTTGATTCAAATATTGGTCATGACTTCATCGGCGATGCTGATACTCGTTATGATTACTATCATGTCAAAGAAGAAAAAATTGAGTTTGATCTAAATTATTTTAATAAAATTACAAAGGGTGGTCTTTCTAAAAAGACATTGAACATTATCCTAGCCTCAACAGGTGTAGGTAAAACAATGTTTATGACTCACTGTGCAGCACATCATCTTACTCTCGGCAAAAATGTTCTTTATATTACAATGGAAATGTCTGAAGAACGTATTGCCGAGCGTATTGATGCCAACCTCATGAATGTAACCATTGATGAGCTGAAAGAACTACCCAAAGATTCGTTTGATAAAAAAATCAACAGGATCAAGTCAAAGACTCATGGTAAGCTGATCATCAAGGAATATCCTACAGCTTCTGCAGGTTCCTCTCATTTCAGACATCTGATTCAAGAGCTACGTATTAAGAAAGCTTTTAAGCCTGACATCATCTATGTGGACTACCTCAATATCTGCGCCTCCTCGAGGATCAAAATGGGCGGCAGTGTAAATAGTTACCTGTTCATCAAGTCCATTGCAGAGGAGCTTCGAGGGCTTGCAGTCGAGTTTGATGTGCCAATCATTTCGGCTACTCAAAGCAATCGTGATGCATACAACTCTTCAGATATCGGGTTGGACAATACCTCAGAGTCATTTGCCCTACCTGCAACAGCTGACTTCATGTTTGCTCTTATCTCAACCGAAGAGCTTCAGGATCTTAACCAGATCCTCGTCAAGCAGCTGAAGAATCGTTATGATGACCCTGCTATGAACAGAAAGTTTGTCATTGGTGTGAACCGAGCTAAAATGAGGTTCTATGACGTCGAGCAATCCGCACAGGATGACATTATCGACGGTCCAAACAAGCCTGTGATGGACAAAAGCTCTTTCGGTGAGAGAGCTGACGAAGAGGATAAGATGCGCTTCATGACTCGCAAGGCTGGAAAAAAAGATTTTTCGGGACTAAAATTAGCTTGACTTATTTTTTAGGACGGGTTATGGTAGTTTAAGTCAGAAATTTGGGAGTCAACGTTGA